CTTAAAGCTACAAGTGTATCAGGATACTCTTGGTATTGACACCATTGGTATCGGACGGAACCTAGAAGACCGTGGTATTACACAGGAAGAACTAGATGACCTAGACATTCCTACTATAGACCACATATATGAATATGGTATTACAGAAGCTGATGCGGTCTATCTAGCACATAATGACGTACAGATTGTCGAAGAGGAACTGTTACGTGCGCACCCTTGCGTAGACAGGCTAGACAGTGTACGTCAACTTATCTTGATGGACATGGCATTTAACATGGGTGTGCCACGCCTGTGTAAGTTTTATAATATGTGGAACGCCATCCATGAAGAAAAATATGATATTGCTGCAAAAGAAATGCTTGACAGCAAGTGGGCAAATCAGGTAAAATCACGTGCAGTGAAGTTAGCTAATGCAATGCATAATGGGGAATTTTAATATGGGTTATATCGAACATAAAAAAGGAACTAAAGCGCAGACTTATTATGCCGGTAAAAACCCCAAGCAGCAATCTATTGCGGAACGTATTAGCTTTGGTACAGGCTCCAAAAACAAACAGTCTCCCGGTTTTGTGGATATGATCGTTAACACTATTAAGAAGGCGTTAGACTAATGAAAGATTTTAAACCATGCAAAGGTTGTCCTACACCTGCCAATTGTGGTGCAGTAGGTAAGTGCCAAAATAAAGGCAAATAACATGTGGCCCTACAATGAAGAAGAGAAACAATGGCTAGACAACTAACAGAACGGCAACAGAAGTTTCTGGATGTCTTGTTTGATGAAGCTGGTGGTGACATGGTTGCTGCCAAGAAACTGGCAGGCTATGCTGACACTTCTAGCACTAACGAAATTGTTAAAGGTATTAAAGAAGAGATACTTGAGGCGACTCAAATGTACATGGCACGTAATGCGCCGAAAGCGGCGATGGCGATGACAGGTGCGCTGTACGACCCAACTGAACTTGGTATTCGTGATAAGATGTCTGCAGCTAAAGAACTGCTTGACCGTGTAGGTCTAGTGAAGACAGAAAAGATGCAGGTAGAAGCAAGTGGCGGCGTTATGCTTATGCCACCTAAAGCTGTTATTGTAGAAGACGATGACTAGAAGCATAGGCAAATGGAAACTTCCACAGCCGACAGACATTAAAGAAGAAAACGAATGGGTGCCTATCCCACGTATTGCACGTACCGTACCATTCGGATATAAACAGGATGATGAAGACCCCGACATTCTTCAACCTATCCAAATTGAATTGGACTTGTTAGAGAAGGCTAGATCACACGTAAATCAGTACAGCTATCGTGAGGTAGCCAATTGGTTGAGTACACAGACTGGCAGATACATCTCGCATGTAGGTTTAAGGAAACGGTTAGCTAATGAACGACAGCGTAAGAACCAAGCTGCAAGCCTCCGCAAGTGGGCAGAATATGCGGAAAAGGCAATCGCCAAAGCGGAAGAAATCCACAGCCAAAGAACAGGTGCAAGAAAAGCCAACGGTTGAGATACAGGAGTTTGTGTCTCGTGAATATGATAGCAGCGCGATTGAAGAACATGCTAACGTATTGTTTAAGCCTAACCCCGGCCCACAGACGGATTTCCTAGCGGCAGCAGAACGTGAAGTACTATATGGTGGCTCTGCAGGTGGCGGTAAATCATACGCTATGTTGGCAGACCCTTTACGGTATATGGGGCATCCGGAATTTAGCGGATTGCTACTCCGTCATACAACAGAAGAATTAAGAGAACTTGTATTTAAATCACAAGAACTTTACCCTAAAATCTGGCCGGGGATAAAATGGTCAGAGAGAAAGATGCAGTGGACTGCGCCATCTGGTGCAAGATTGTGGATGTCGTATCTCGACAGAGATGATGATGTCTTGCGTTATCAGGGTCTGGCATTTAGCTGGATAGGCTTTGACGAACTGACACAATGGGCCACACCATATGCATGGAATTACATGCGAAGTCGTCTTAGGTCCACTGCGCCTGACTTGCCTATTTTTATGAGGGCTACGACCAACCCCGGCGGCAGAGGTCATCATTGGGTCAAGAAAATGTTTATTGATCCAGCCCCTTATAACAGAGCGTTTGATGCAACAGATAGTGAAACAGGAGAAGTACTCCGATACCCAGCAGGACATAGCAAAGCTGGAAAGGCTTTATTCAAAAGAAGATTTATACCAGCAAGACTTTCTGATAATCCATACCTTGCGGAATCAGGTGATTACGAAGCCATGCTTCTTTCCATGCCAGAGCAGCAGCGTAGACAGCTACTTGACGGCGATTGGGACATTAAGGAAGGGGCTGCCTTTACTGAGTTTGACCGGAATGTTCATGTTATTGAGCCTTTCGATATTCCTCATAACTGGGTCAAATTTCGTGCCTGCGATTATGGGTACGGTAGCTATAGTGGTGTTGTTTGGTTTGCCGTTGCGCCTAATGAGCAACTTATCGTATATCGAGAACTCTACGTTTCTAAAGTCCTTGCCACAGACTTGGCAGATATAATACTTGACTTAGAGGCTGGAGATGGAACTATTAAGTACGGTGTATTGGACAGTTCTCTTTGGCATAAGCGTGGCGATACTGGTCCATCTCTTGCTGAACAAATGATTAGTAAGGGGTGTCGTTGGAGGCCGTCAGATAGAAGCAGAGGAAGTCGTGTATCCGGCAAGAATGAAATACATAGACGTTTACAGATAGATGAATTTACAGAGGAACCTAGACTTGTTTTCTTTAATACTTGCACAAACCTCACGGCCCAACTTCCCGCCA